GGAACATAGTTAATGCCGTCAATGGAGGCCTCTAAGGCCACGCTAGCAACAATGGAGCCGTCACCATTAAAATAATCTAATTGAACTAAATATGATTGATCTACCCCTGAAACTTGGATAGGATCTGAGATGAAACTACTATTTATAACCTGATCTTCAAATAATATTTTCTTTAATATAGCGTCTAATACAAAGCCCATTAATATCCTCTCATTTTCTTCCACTCTTCAAAAGTAGGAATGTTAGCGTTTAGTACAGTATGTCTCGTAAGCCCTGCAGGATAGTCACGTAAGAACTTCCTATACTCTATAAACTGCTGCTTAAGCTTCTGATCCTCGAATCGGTAGTCAGTTATGAACATGTAGTCAGTGTCTTTTAGGATCTGATTTCTCTGCTCTCTAACTTCCTCATACTTAAGTTGGATCATTACCTCGCCTCTATCTCTACGAATACGTTCATGAAGTTGCTCTAACGTATCTAGACTAGGCTTTGGCACTTCACATGGTGCCCAATATTGACATTCCTTCATCAATACTTGTGGAAAATCTAAAAACTTAACACTATACTTTACTGACTTGATCTGGTAGTCTTTATATCTACTCAAATACAGCGACAGTATAGTTTTGAAGTCTGGACGAATCTTAGCAACTCTGTCCTCAACTTCTTTTTGTAACTTATCTATCATTTTTTCTTAAGCTTCTTTCTAAGCTTCTTAAAGGCACCTTTAGGTGTCTCTTCTATAAACTCTTTGCCAACTTTTTGAGGTATATCTACCTTCTTAGCGAACTCAGGATTGTTTGCCACAGCGGCCATGAGTTTAAACTGCGATTTACTTTTTGCAGCCACTACTTCACTACCTTCTCTCTAGCGGCTTGTCTTTCCTGTTCTAAAGCTAGGTATTCTGCTTCAGACATTGACGTAGCTATTCCTAACGCTTTTTGTCCTATGTGTCTAATAGCTTTATAGTCACTTTCAGCTAAGAATTTCAAAGCTGCAGCAGACTCTGCCATTAATACCTTTCTAGGGTCTAAATCAGCCCGTAGAGCCTCAAGTTGCTCTAAGCTAGGCTTTGCTATGGACATACGCCAGAAAGAGCTTGCAGGGTCGTTTATGTTCGCTATAGAGAACGCTTCAGGGTTAATCGACTCGTCCTCATTGGCAACGTGATCTTTTAGGTATTCCCCTACTAACTCCATGACGTCACCTAAGTCAGCTACTCGTAACTCAAGCTCGGCTCTGTCTAACTGCTCTTGTGAAGGAGCCTCTGGAGTATAACTCTCCTCGACCATTACAGTTTCAGTGTAAGCTTCTTGAGCTGCTACGATTACGTTACCTTCAGCATCGAGTTGTTCAGCTACAGCCTCGTGTTCGATTAGTTGTTCAACCATGCGAGTTTTTGGTAACATGGAGATTACGTCATTCTCGATGATGTAATCGGTGTTCTCGATTAAGCCTAAGTGTGAAAGTATTTTAGTTATGTTCATGTTATTCCTCTACTTTTACAATTTTAACTTGAGTGTAAACTTCATCCACTCCAACAAGTGTTTCCACCCCAAAGCCATCTACTGTTTTTGTAACTGTTGCCCTGTGTTGAATTTCAAAAGTTTTTTGCGATGTTATGTTTATTCTGCCAGTTATCACAGAAGATGTTTGAACAGGAGCAGCTTGAGCATTGTAATCGCTCCCACCAATTAGTAAATCAACAGAATCAGTAATATTTCTCAATTTGGCTTTATGTCTTGCTACGTTGTAAGCAGGTGCATTGACTTCAATATCATAAATACCTGCTGGCAAAATAAATTGGCTTGACGCTAATGATACTACTAACCCAGTTGGATCATCTATGTTGTTTAAAGTTCTAGTCAACCACGAGCCACTTGTAAAAGCACCACCAGAAGTACCACTCGCCTTCACATCTTTAATATGTTAAAGTCATAATCTAATACTGTACCGTTTCCATTTGTTAATATACCAATAGAGGTAGTTGTTGAGCTATATACTTGAGCAACCCTATCTGACGATACCTGACCTGTATGAGCATTTGTCGCAGTCACAGCAGGGGCTACTGTAAAAAACCCAGGCACTAAATTAATAGTAACGTTACCAGCACTGTTTCTAACAACGCTTTGAATAAATGGGTAACTCTGACTAGTGATTGAAGCTGTGCCAGCAGGGTTAGCAATCCTCGCACTATAAGTATTCTCTACACCGCCACCGATTACTTGGTAAGCATCACGAAGTTCTGTTGCTACTATATTTAACATCTCTACTGAGGATACCCCAGCTCCCGATCTAACTATGTCAACATAATCTCCAGTATTCAACTTTACGGTAGCATTCATCGAAGCATTACTAGATGTGTTCGTGTATAATATCCTAGCGATATTAGTACCGTTTTTTCTTATATAGGAGTTATTACTACTAGTTGAGCTAGTATTACATGTTACAGTTATTTCGCAATCTTTTAATGCAGTAAACCTAGTTCCGTTAATACCATCGTCAGTGTACTGAATTAATCCATTATTAGTGTTGAGTTCTAAAGCTTGAAAACGAGCTATATTCGACACAAACGTAGAAGTTGGCGCTATTTGTTCAATAAACTGCTTTACTTCATACTCAATACCAGCAAAAGGAGTTACGTCAACACCTGTTACGTTAGGTTTACCGATCTTTGTAATAAAAAACCTAGCTTCATTATTATCTCCAGTAGCAGCGGCTGGTGTATGCGGCCTTAAAATATCTCCAGCTTGTAAATATCCAGTAAATACTGCAGAATTAGAATAATTCGTATTGGCAGTAGTATAAGCCAACTTTTCGGTAGTTGCTAATGATACAAAGTTAGTAGTTAACGATGAAGCATTTAGTGATATACCAAAATCTGTCAGAGCGTTAAATTCATCCGAATATGTAACAGTGTAGATGCCACTTTCGTTAATTCTAAAACTAGCACCATCTGTAGCACTGTCGGTATATGTTATAGCAGTTCCTAAATTATTTCTAACATTACTAAAACGTCTAATACGAGTACCAGAAGAACCATATCCATTGGCTGTATCAACACGTACTGAGGAGTCTGACTCAGAAAACTGTGGAAGGACGTTAGTAACACTAACAGCCACTTCTTGTTCTTGGAAGGATAGGTTTAGGTTATTTGATGTAATATTATTTATATTATTATCTGTATTTACCCTGATTTTATCTCCAATCTCTACGTCAAAAGATGTAGAAATTGAAGTTGCTGCCAAGTTTGCATATGACTGTGTATTTGCTTGTGATTCAGATCCAAGTGGGTTTGCTGTGTTCACTGCCTGATTCTTGCTTATTCTGATTCCTTGATTAAGAACAGAAGCAGCTAAGTTGCATCCAACAATAACTCTACCTTTTTTCTTCATTGTGATAATAGTAGCATTGCTATTATCAAGCTCAAAAGCATCTCCACGTAATTTAGCTAAGTTTGTAAATTTAACGGTGAAGGTTTCTGCACCAGTACCTCTAGCAGCAGCACCTTCCATCCTTAATTCTGAAGTAGGTATTTCAATCTTTTGGTTTTCTGAGACGTTGAGTTGTTTTAGTGCGCCATGTTTTGTTATATTTAAATTGTGAAAAACAGCGCTATTTGAAAGAGTTCCACCTGCGGCTGCTGCTCTAAACGATATAATGTCACCTGTGTTCAAGTAATCATTATGCGATATCTCAAAGGTTGATCTTGGCCCAGGTTCAGAAACTCTAAATTGACGTACTCCGTTTTTATAAACTTCAATGGCTCTATCAACACTTGCAGTAAATGCAACACCGCCAGTAAATGTGTAAATGCCATCTTCTAAAATAGTGACGCTTGCACCATTCCACTGTAAAGAATTGCCTTGAGAGCTAGTCAATATAAAAGGAATGTCAGTAACATCGGTAGTGATTGCTTGGCCAGCGTTACCCAAAGCTTTAACAAAACTATCACTCTCTTGCACTAACACTGTTTGAGCCAGTGAGACTGATTGAGTTTCTGTTGCTGTTAATCCTTGAATGGGTAGTGATGCAAAAACCGACAATGGATCCAATGAGCTAATTAATTCAGTGCCAAGTCTACTCGATAGACCATTAAAAGATGCGTTGTTCATCACGCTGAATGTTACATAATTAATCGCAGGTTGAGCTAGAACTGATAT